GGCAGGCTTGGCAATGGCGTGAAGGGCTAACCAGGGGGCAAGCCCCTGTAGAGTTCCCCTCCTTGGCCAGCAATAACTTCCAGGTTACTAATTAAACGCACCGTTTTGTGCCTTTGGATGTAAGTCAGAGCTAAAGTCGACTATCTGAGGACGTCGGCGTCCTTTCTTTCTTTCACTGCCAAAATGTCTTTCAGATGCAACGCGAAAAACTTCTTTCTCACCTACCCACAATCAACAAACTTAAATCATGAGTACCTACACGACCACCTCACAGCATTCAGAGGCGGAGCAAAAGTATATTCCTGCAGAGAAGCGCATGAAGATGGAGGATTCCACCACCACGCAATCGTCAGCCTCCCCAACAAATACAACTGTAAAAACGAAAGAGCCTTCGACCTCGTCTATCAAGGAACAACCTACCATCCAAAAATTGAAGCGGTACACGACCTGCGAGCTCTTAATATATACATTGCAAAGGATGGAGACACTAAGGGAGAACCTATACAGACTGCAGCGGACCGATCAAAGGATCTCTACGGCGACCTCGCAAGATGTGGAAACACTAGAGAGTTCATGGAAATGGCAGAAGCTAGAGACCCTAAGAACTTCATTCTTAATAACGACCGCCTTGAGAGCTTTGCGAGAAAGAGATGGGGAATCTGGGAAGAACCTCGACCAGCCGAGTTCGAAAGAGACACCTTCTCTAACGTACCGGACAGTCTAACGACCTGGGTAAATGAGGAACTCAACGGAAACAAACCCCGTCCTAAGTGCCTGATTCTAGTTGGAGGACCTGACTTGGGAAAAACGTCTTGGGCTAGATCTCTGGGAATCCACCACGAATGGAACAATCGATTCACAAAAGACAGAGTTAAAGGAGCTAAATACGCAATCTTTAACGACTTCGACACACTCGATCAGGACCGACATGAGTTCAAAGGTATCTGGGGATCTCAAGACAGAGTGGGAGTTAAGATTGGAAATGGAAAATCTGGACATACAACATGGGATTGGGGAATACCATCTATTTGGACATTCAACCCAACATCCCTTCCCCTATGCATTGCAGACTATAATGGATATGAACGAACAAGAAACACATTTGTTAGAATAGATGAACCTTTATATTAAGTCTCTGTGGTATTTGTATATGTAAAGTAATTGAGCTGTGGAACATGACTGTCCAACACCTTGCAATTGTAATCCTTCTCAACTTCACAGACTGCGCTGGAAGCTGACTCAGTAGGAGGAGTCCCAGCTACCACTGCTCCCCATTGTCTAACTAAATATATTTTAGTTAAACCACGTTTGGCTAAAAGGTCAACGTAGTCATCCCAATTAACTGTAACGTTCCGTGGTTGTGATGCATCAAAACTAACTGTATTGCCAGCACTGGCTTGCAATCTGGTGACTTTGAGCACCTTAAAATTCTGGCAAAAGTATCTAAACTGAAACGGAGTAACTCCCGTAACTCCTTTGTTAGGAGCACTCGCTGCGCTCGTCTTAAGGTAGGTGTTGGCTGAACCAGCACCTATTGCTGAAATTGAACCCTGATGGTTGTTACTAGCTACGCTATTGTAAAACTGCTGAAGAGAACTGCCCTCGGTAAGCGGCAAGTCCTTGCGCGAAACGCACTCGTATACTTCCCAAAATATAGGGGTAGTTCCTGTGTTGGTCAACACTATGCGTGCCCGCATATGATCATAGTACCAACGTCTTGCATTCGTTCCAACTATGTTCTGATCGGCAGCTGTGCCAGCTGTTCTAAGCTCTGCGTCTAGCCGAGTAAATACATCGGCCATGTCACCTGAGCCATCTACACCTCCGTTACCGTTCACCCCGTAGTTCATCCACCCGAACCATCCTTGGGTACCCGCGGTAGTCGTCCACGCCATGTTGCCAGAGTAGTGGTACTTCCTGCTGCCTTCTTGTTTTAAGAGGTTGCTGACGAAGGTCTTGCGCTGGCGCTTCCACCTGCGTCTTAGTCGGTTGGGTGCTCGTTTGTAGCGGTAAACCTGCTTTACGTCCTTCTGGAAAGTCGTAATCCCCTGCAACCCGCTCCCTTTGTTTGAGGATTTTGTTTTGATATTGGATCTCCCCTTGTATGCCTTGTAAGCTGCTCCAATAACGTTCGCTGCTCTGGCGTACTTGGGATAGTTCTTCCGTTTGTAAGCGGTTGCTGGTCCTGAGCGCTTCATTGATACTGATTAACTGCGTTACTAACTCTGGTATCTGAATCTTCATGAAAGAAAAAAAAGCCGAGCTAAAGCGGCTTTTATCCGGCGAGGCCCCAGGCCCCGAAAAGAGAGGTAATATTATAAGACCCCACTGGGGTCCTCTCTCTTTTCGGCCGGCTATAGCCTCTGGCTGCCGGATGGGGCTAAGGCCGCAGCGCAATGGCTAGGCAGGCTTGGCAATGGCGTGAAGGGCTAACCAGGGGGCAAGCCCCTGTAGAGTTCCCCTCCTTGGCCAGCAATAACTTCCAGGTTACTAATTAAACGCACCGTTTTGTGCCTTTGGATGTAAGTCAGAGCTAAAGTCGACTATCTGAGGACGTCGGCGTCCTTTCTTTCTTTCACTGCCAAAATGTCTTTCAGATGCAACGCGAAAAACTTCTTTCTCACCTACCCACAATCAACAAACTTAAATCATGAGTACCTACACGACCACCTCACAGCATTCAGAGGCGGAGCAAAAGTATATTCCTGCAGAGAAGCGCATGAAGATGGAGGATTCCACCACCACGCAATCGTCAGCCTCCCCAACAAATACAACTGTAAAAACGAAAGAGCCTTCGACCTCGTCTATCAAGGAACAACCTACCATCCAAAAATTGAAGCGGT